GGACTTTCAGCAAGAAACCACGAAGGAAAGTTTTATTCATACAGACATGGTAAGATGACAGGTGTTTTTGATACAATGGAAGAACTAGCAAAGCATCAAGAAGAACTAATTAAAAACGAATCTAACACATCTATATTTGACGAAAACTGGAACTAATGAAAAAGACTATACAAGAAGAACTTAAATCTTGGAGCAAGTTAGTAAGCGATAATATTATTGCTGTAAATGAACTTGAAGTCGACGGTGTTCAAACAGACAAAGAAGATGTTAAACTAAAAGGTGGTGTAACACCACAACAAATCTCAAAAGAATTTCCCGGTGTACAAGATCAAAGAAACTTAATACAAGTTTTAATGAAAATGAAACGTGGCGATAAAAATTATTCAAGACCTCAAATGATTGCGGCGGCAGATGCCTTTAAAGAATTACTAGGAAAAGATCCTCAAGATACTCAAAGACTGATGATGCTGTTAAAACGTATCAAGACTGAGTAGTACACAATCACTATACTTTGGTTCATACTAATAGCTTTCTGTATATTAATTCAACTAATACTACTAGCATTGATCTAGAACGATAACTATTAGTATGAACCTAAACCACATTAAAGATCTTGTAGCAAGACAAAACTCTACAATTACTCCTCCATTTGTTTTAGATAGTCCAGAAAAATGTTTGCTTGGTGTTAAACATTGGAATCAACACGAATGGCAAAACTTTGATTACAAGTATAATAGTGATGGCTTTAGAACAACTTATTATGATTCAGGTATTGTTGCTATAGGAGATAGTTTTACTGAAGGTTGGGGAGCACCAATAGAACAACAGTTTACAAAACACATAGGTAAAGATGTTATTAACTTAGGTGTTGATGGTGCTGGTAATGATGCTATTGCTGATATAGTTAACTGGTCAGTTAATAAATTCAACCCTCATACTGTTATTGTTATGTATAGCTACTTCCATAGATACAATGGCGAAAAACAATTTCAAGCAGACTGTACAAACGATTATCAAAATGCTTTAAGATTTATTAAAGCTGTTAACAGCATAAGAGAAACTTGTGATAAACATCATTCTCTGAACGCTAAAGTAAAGCTAATAGAAACTTGTATACCTGACGACTTATACCTTGAAGATGAAATCGATATCATAGATAACATCATTCCTAATAGAGTAAGATACGAACAAATAGATACAGCCAGAGATGGTGCTCACTTCGGACCTAATACTGTAAAATTGATTGGGGAAGAATTAGCTAAATACTGTTAGCGGAGCAACGAAATTAAGCTGTATCTGGATCTTTAATAAATTCAGGTACAGCTTTTTCTACCTTTTTATCCTGACGTATATGTGGCACATACAACGGTGCTGGTGATAAGTTTGTAATAAAACTATCTTTGTCTTTAATCATTTTACCAATTTGCTCACCCCAATACACTAGATCCGGTCTATGCTCTGTTATAGAATCTTTAACGTTAAAATTTGTAACACCTGTATCTAATATAATTTTACTTCCTGCTACCATTAGAGGTAAAATAAATTTAACTAACTGTGATACTTGATTGCTTGTATCTAGTTCTAGGAAAGCAACAGCTGGAGGAGTAATAGCAACTTCTTTACCTTTTTCAGTTTTCTTAACTAATAAGGATTTGATTAATTCGTTTATTTCTGACTTTTTATATTTGTGTAGTTTAGTATCGCTATGTTCAATTAAAATACTATCTTTAGACCCATTACTCATAGTTTCATCTGAGTATGTAAATGGCTCGTCGTTACCTCTAAAGCGTCTAGTAAACAAAAGTCTAACACAATTAGGACCACTAGTATATCTGCTACCTTCAAATGATAAATCATCTTCGCCAACCATTAAAATATCTGGTTTGACTTTATTATACCATTCTTCGGTTAAGTTATTAGCATTATCAAAGTATAAAGTGTGTCCACACTTTACAGAAGCAAATAGGATAGCAAGTGTATTAATACAAGTATGTCCTTTGATTACAATCTTTTTTGGAGAATGGTCAAATTTTACATTTGGTTTATCGCCTGCTTTGTGTATAATAGCACCTTCTAATACAGTCATTGTTGAAAAATAACGACCCCAATAATCTACTATTGCTCCAAACCTTTTTCGGTCGACCCAATTACCATCGTCTTGGATTATCTTAAACTTTCCAAAACTTTCAAAATTTAAATCCATTTATGTCTCCTTTAATTATATTAGTATGTATCCAGAAAAGAACTTGACTTCTACAGAAAGTGGTAGTATAATGTAAAGAATAATATTAAAAACGAAAGGAGATCCTTCATGAGTGACAAAGTATTCAATCAAGATGAAAAATTAAAACTTACCCAAATTATCAATGAGGGTATGACCGTAATGCAGGAAGTCGAGGACTTAAACGCCGGCTTGGCAGAAACAGTAAAAGCTATTTCTGAGGAGATGGAAATTAAGCCAGGCGTACTGAAAAAAGCAATCCGAACAGCACACAAAGGAAACTTTGGGGAGATTACATCAGACCAAGAATTGTTAGAAACTATCTTGGCTACTGTTGGGAAAATATAATGAATGCTATCGTCCAATTTTGGGCGAATTCATATAGAAGTGATAAAGTAGCATTTGGCTTTGAATTAACAAGTTTTGTTTTTACAGTACTTGCTAGTTCAATGTTGGCCGTAAATGCTGTCGATCCAGACTTAAGAATAATTTATCCATTCTTTTTTATTGGATCAACGACTCAATGTTATGCCGCCTATAGAAGAGGAGCGGCATGGGTAATGTTATTAACTGCCTGGTTTGTTTGTGTAAACGTATTAGGCTTTTTAGTGGCGATGGGATGGATTTAGATAACTATTATTATAGGACACATAATCGAATATGTATGTAGACGCTTTCTTTGATCGTCAACGTGATAGAATTCACATAGTTGAACGAGACAAAAACCAAAACAGACAATACCAAGAACATCAAGCAAAGTATGTAATGTACTATGATGACCCCAAGGGTAAGTTCAAAAGTATATATGGTAATCCTGTAAGTAGGATTCAATGTCGAAGTAGTAAAGACTTTAGACGTGAGAAAGCTCTCCATGTGAATGTAAAAACATATGAAAGTGATATGAATCCTGTGTTTAGGTGTTTAGAAGAAAACTATCTTGGACAGGATGCTCCTAAACTACAAGTAGCATTTTTTGATATTGAGGTTGACTTTGATAAAGACAAAGGTTTTAGTCCACCTGAAGATCCATTTAATCCAGTAACAGCAATTTCAGTATATCTACAATGGTGTGATCAACTTGTAACACTATTAACTCCGCCAAGACAAATGGCTAAAGAAGAAGTAGATAGAATATCTAGTAAGTTTGACAATACATTTGTATTTGAAAAAGAAGCAGACTTGTTAAAAACTTTCTTAGACTTAATTGAAGATGCTGATGTATTAAGTGGTTGGAATAGTGAAGGTTATGATATTCCTTATATGGTTAATCGTGTTACTCGTGTATTAAGCAAAGACGATACAAGACGTTTTTGTTTGTTTGGACAGTTTCCTAGAGAACGTAAGTTTGAAAGATTTGGTAAAGAACAAATTACATTTGACTTACTAGGTCGTGTACATATGGACTATATGCAACTGTATCGAAAATACACCTACCATGAGATGCATTCTTATTCGTTAGATGCCATCAGTGAATATGAACTAGGTGAAACTAAAGTAGCTTATGAAGGAACATTAGATCAACTGTTTAACAATGACTGGGAAAAGTTTATTGAATATTCTAGACAGGATACAATGCTACTTGATAAGCTAGATAAAAAATTAAGGTTTGCTGATTTAAGTAATGAACTTGCTCACTCTAATACTGTATTACTACAAACAACTATGGGTGCTGTGGCTGTTACAGAACAAGCAATTATTAATGAAGCACACGAACAAGGCTTTGTAGTTCCAGATAGAAAGAAGCACGAAGGCAATACACAGGCCGCTGGTGCTTATGTGGCATATCCTAAGAAAGGGTTACACGACTGGATTGGTGCTATTGATATTAATTCACTATATCCAAGTGCCATTAGAGCATTGAATATGGACCCAGCAACTATTGTAGGGCAATTAAGACCAGACTATAGTGATGCTAATGTTAATGAAGCAATGGGCAATAAGAAATCATTTGCTGAGGCTTGGGAAGGCAAGTTTGGTAGTACAGAATATCAAATGGTTATGGACCAAGACAAAGTAGATGAAATTGTTGTTGAATGGGAAAATGCTCCAAATGAAATATTAACAGGTGCTGAAATCTATAAGAAAATATTCTTAGGTAACGAGAAGTGGATGTTAAGTGCTAATGGTACAATATTTACATACGAAACAAAAGGTATTATTCCAGGACTACTTGAACGTTGGTATAAAGAACGTCAAATAATGCAGAAAACAAAAAGCGAACAAACAACGCCAGAAGGTAAAGCATTCTGGGATAAAAGACAGCTAGTTAAAAAGATTAACCTAAATAGTTTATATGGTGCTATTCTTAATCCAGGTTGTAGATTCTTTGATAAACGTATTGGACAAAGTACAACATTAACAGGTAGAACTATTGCTAAATTTATGAGTGCTAAAGTTAATGAAATTGTAACAGGTAAGTTTGATCACAGAGGTGAAAGTATTATATATGGTGATACAGACTCTGTGTATTTTAGTGCTTGGCCAGTAGTTAAAGATGCTGTAGAAAAGAAAGAAATGGAATGGGATAAAGACGTTTGTGTTAAACTTTATGATAATATCTCAGATCAAATTAATGTAGCATTTCCAGAACATATGAAAGATGCTTTTCATTGTCCAAAAGAGAATGGTTTAATTATTCAAGGTGGTAGAGAGATTGTTGCTATTAAAGGTTTGTATATAACTAAGAAACGTTATGCCGCTTTGATATATGATTTAGAAGGTTCTCGTTTAGATCGTAATGGTCCAGGTAAAGTAAAAGCTATGGGATTAGATCTTAAACGTAGTGATACACCTAAAGTAATACAAGAGTTTTTAAGTGACATATTGTTAGGCGTATTAACAGGTGATGAAAGAGATACTGTAATTGAAAAGATTAGAAACTTCAAACAAGACTTTAAACACAGACCTGCTTGGGAAAAAGGTTCGCCAAAACGTTGTAACAACTTAACAAAGTTTACTGAAGCAGAAAGACGTGAGGGTAAAACAAATATGCCTGGACACGTTAGAGCAAGTATGAATTGGAATACATTGTGTAAAATGAATCACGACAAGTATAGTGGTGAAATTATGGATGGACAGAAAGTTATTGTTTGTAAGTTAAGACCAAATCCATTAGGAATGAAAAGTGTAGCATATCCAACAGATCAATTACACTTACCTAAATGGTTTAAAGAATTACCATTTGATGATAGTGAAATGGAACAAACAGTAATAAGCAACAAAGTAGACAACTTATTAGGTGTACTTGATTGGGATTTAGTTAGTGATACTGATACCTCAACTACATTTGATGATTTGTTTAGCTTTAATTAGGAGATATATGAAAGTAAGTGTAACAGGTAGTAGAGGATTTATAGGCAGTAGGCTTGTAGAACTCTTAAAAGAATCTGGACACGAAGTAGTAGAATGGGACAAGCTAATTAGCGAAGATCATGATATAGCTAATTGGAGACCCGAAGACTGTGACGTGTTAATTCATTTGGCAGGATTAGCCAATGTAAGAAAAAGTTTAGAACAACCTGAGGAATACTGGTATACAAATGTTGAGTTAAGTAAGAGCTTATTCTTTTTAGCATTGTCAAGTAATATGAGAGTAATATATGCTAGTAGCTCTTGTGCTAAACGTTGGTGGTTATCTCCTTACGGTACAAGTAAGAAAGCAATGGAATCGATAGCACCGCCTAGAAGTTTAGGTATGAGATTTACAACTGTATACGGACCTGGTAGTAGAAAAGATATGTTAATAGGTCGTATAAGAGATAACAAGTTAGAATATGTTACAGATCATACTAGGGACTTTATTCACGTAGATGATGTGTGTAGTGCTATTATAAAAAACCTAAATAACACTATACTATCTGGTGTAATTGATGTAGGTACTGGTGTTGGTACTAGTGTTCAAGAACTATCACAAATAGCTGGAATGGAAGTTCCATTAAAAGAAGGCGAACCTTGTGAAGCATCAGAAAATGTAGCAGATACAAGACCTTTACTTGCTACAGGCTGGAAGCCTAAATACAATGTAAAGGATTATGTGGAATCAATAATATGAAATTTATAGTAGCAGGATATGGATTTGTTGGAAGTGCTATAGGTGATTTACTAGCTAAAAATCACGAAGTAATTCCAGTTGATCCTAGACTTAATAAAAATAAAATAGAAGATCACATACACAGTTCCGATGGATTGATAATTGCTGTTAGCACACCAGAAGGAACAGATGGTAAGTGTGATGTATCAAATGTTTGGAATGTTTTACAACAAGTTCGTTGGCCAAAAGACTATGAAGCTAACTTTGAATATCAAATTCCAATATTAATTAAAAGTACAGTACCTTGGACAGAGTTGGCTAATATGGAAAGGTTTAAGGTAACATACTATCCAGAATTTTTGAGAGAAGCAACGGCTAAAGAAGATTTTGTTAATCAGAAGTATTGTATACTTGGAGGTAAGGACACAACGTTTTGGACTGACTTACTTTACAAATCTTTACCTTTAGTCAAACATATTCACAACTGTACAATAGAAGAAGCAAGTATTGTAAAGTATATGGCTAATAGTTTTCTAGCAACAAAGCTAACGTTCTTTAATGAACTGTTTGAACTATGTAGCAAAACAGGAGCCAATTACGATACAGTAAGCAACTTATTGGGATTGGATACAAGAATTGGAACAGGTCATACTACAGTACCTGGGCCAGACGGCAAATATGGTTGGGGAGGTCATTGTTTTCCAAAAGACACCCAAGCATTACTAACTGTAGCGAAAGATTTAGATGTCAATCTTTCGTTATTAAAATCGGCGATTGAATCGAATAAAAATCACCGAAAAAAGACTTGACATATAGGCATGGTTTAAGTTATAATATAGGCATGAATGGAGAAAATCAATGAAAGATTATTTACAAGATATAGTGTTACATACACACGG